GTTTAGAATCAAATAAAGATTTCGACTAAACGCCTCTTGCGTTTGCGCCATGAAGTCAGACACTTCACCGCTTGAGCGAATAGAGCCTGTTTGTCTTGAGCTAAACTGACTGCCTGTGAATACGGATTGGTTAGATTGGAGAACTCGTTTGTATTTTTCGCCGGATCCGCCAAACAATCCGCCTACAGTCTTACCGATAAAAGCACCGATTGCACCGCCGACACCTGGAGCTATTACATTTCCTATTGCAGCACCTGCCGCACTAAAAGCAGCTCCTTTAATGTCTCCTTTTAATAAAGAAAATATTGCATCTGTATATGCAAGTCCTTTTGTAATAAATTCTGCATTAGTGCTAATCCATCCAGCAGCATCCCTAAGGCCTGGAATGTCTTGAATAAAAGTTCCAAGATTCTGAATCGACCCTACTACATTGCTATTAAGCGCACGGATGCCCTCAGAAATAGTTCCGAGTATGCCAGTGCCAGTGTTGCCACCAACACCGATCAAACCTTCAGCAGAAGCTGTTCCTGCACCAGTAATCCCAGCAATAGATGCGATGATATTGATTACAAATGGGCGCAGCAGCAGCTTGTAGATTTCATTGATAACGGTTGTCTTGAACGTGGTGATAAGCGACTTAGTAAACGATTTCCAAGAGCTTTTACCGCCGTTAAGCATATCCGCAAAGCCTTCTGCGAAGATACGGTCAATGTTATCTACAGTCTTTTCAAATTCTCTGCGCTTTTCTTCTTCTGCCTTTTTCCATGCGCGTTCTGATTCTTCTGCGGCTTTCTTTTCTGCGTCGAGGCGTTCTTTTGACACAAGCAGGCCAACAAGCTCTTGACGCATTTCAATCTCTTTTTCAAGAGCTTTAATCTTTTCAGGCTCAACTTTACGCAAGAACTCAAGAGATGCAAGTTTTTCTCTTAGACGAGCAACAGTTGTTGCTTCAATTGCAGACTTTAGCTTCCCTTCGTTTTGAATTTCTTCTCTAGTTGAATCAATAGAATCTTGTAACGCATCAAGCCTAGATTGCTCTGCGGCAACATATTCGCTATTTATAAAATCAACGTATTCTTGCGTTTGCCTTTCAATGTCGCCTTCAAGACGAAGCCTTTCTACAATAACTGCGTTTGTTGCCTTGTAGTAATTTTGAAGTTCTTCTTGAGTTTTTTTAGCGGCTTCTTCTGCCTTTTTAAGACGCTCTGTTTCTCCAGTTAATTTCTTTATTTCTTCTGTCCGCTTTGACATCTCAAAAGCATATTCTGCTTCTGTAATTTTATTAGCGGCTAAAGTAACATTTAATTGTCTTTGTTCTTCTACAAGCTCATTTATTCTGTCAGATGTAAGTTTAAGACTTTCTCTGTATCCATCAGCTTTTGACTGCAAATCCTTGAAATTAGTTAAAGCGGCTTGATTTTCTTCTTCCCACTTAGACTTTTGTGGGCCTTTTGTGCCGCTAGCCTCTTGATCCATTATTTTGCGATAGGCTTCATAATTAGGCAAAAGTTTATTTAGCCAGTTATTCGCCCTTTCGCCTTCAATGTTCATTTCCTTTAATGATTCTTTAACGCCATTAAAGCCAAGCCCCATCTCAACGGATGATTCATAAACTTTCTTTGCAACACTTGACATATTTGTCAGCGCGTAAATAATTGATGTTATTGCAATTACTGCCAAGCCAATTTTTCCGCCAACAAGTGTCAACGCTCCTGCTAAGATATTCTTTGCTTTTGCAGCGGCGCTAGTTCTTTCCGCAACAGTCGCCATGACAGCCGCGTTTTCAGCAAGGGCGGATGAATTCCTTGCCGCCCATAAAGTTGTTGCTCTAGCATTGTTTGCCATTGCTGCGGCTTGTGCTGCTCCAGCAGCGGCTTCTGCGGCAGCCTTGCGTTCAAGCAAGACAGTTTCTTTTATAAGTTCAATTTGACGAAGCTGGCTTGCCTTGATGCTGGCATAAACTCCAGCAACATATCGCCCAAAAGCAGCAATCAAAGCAACCAGCACAACAGTTGCCAAAGTATTTAAATTATCAGCAAGCAATGTAATAGCTTGGGTGATAGTTTTAGACACGCCTGTCGCCTTATCCGCCTCGCCGATGTATTGCTTGATATTGTTTACAAGAACGGTATAAGCACTGGCAATTGTTCCAACTTCTTTGACTTGGTTTCTAAGCAAGTTCAAGAACACTGGATCAGTCCAAGCCTGTTTAAGCAAGTCTGCTGTCAGCTTGCCTTGCTCAGAAAGTTTCTTGAGTTCGCCAAATGGGATGCCAATAGACTTGGCAAGTTGGCGCATAAGGATTGGCGCACCTTCCATAACAGCCAAGAACTCTTGACCATTGATGCGGCCAGAGCCAAACGATTGAGACAATTGCAGCATTACGGAGTTTGTTTCTTGCACTGTTGCATTGGATACGCGCAGGGCAAGCGACACAGATTCAGTAATGTCTGAAATTTCTTTCTGTGTCGTTCCGTAATCTTTGAGGTTATTAGTTAGACGAGCATAGAGAACGCCGATAGCGCCAATGTCGGACATTGAGACGCGGCCAATGCGGATGACGTTAGCATAGGCTTTGTTGTAGTCCTCAACGGTGTTTGTAGCGAGTTTTAACTGAGCATCAAACTTCTTGTATTCGTCAGCAAGGCGAGCAATTGTATTGATCGTAACGCCAGCGAACAAGCCTTTGAAGGCATTTCCAGTGCGCTGTAAAGTTGCCTCAGTGCGCTTTGAAAACGAATCAATATGCTTGCTCGCCTTGTCCATGTCGTTCTGGAGCTTGGCGATACTCGCAAAGAGTTTGATTTCAATTGAACCAGCATTAAGCGCCATATTGAGCCTCTACCGTAAGATGCCTTTGATATGCTTGGCTAGTCGATTTTGGTCTTGTTCGACTACCTTGCCTGGTGGCGGACAATCAGGCTTAATTGACACCTGAAGTTGTTGCACATAAGCCGCCGAGCTTCTCCGTATTATACCCAATTCCCAAGGCTTTAGCTCAATGCCGTTCTGTTCTTGCCATGATTCCATTTCTTGCCAACTTAATGGCACATGGCCCATACCTAAATTGGTATAGGCTCCCATGCTCATTAGCAAGTCAAATAAATATGGACAAGACAGATCAGGCCAGATTATTTCCTTGCCAGCAGCTTCATACTGCTCTATACGACTTTCCTCCGACTTTTCAGGCACTGTATATAAATATACATAGTGCCTGACAAAGTTAATTATTTCGTCGGAGATGCTGGCATAAAATTTTCAGTGTCGCTCAAGAACTTTTCAACCTGCTCCGTAATGTAGTTCAACTTTGGATTCAGGTAAATATCAATCGGGCTGACAGGAAAGTTTTCAACTGACGCCGTGACTGCCGCATAGAACTCGGCTTGCTGTTGGCGAGCTTCTTCAGCAGCATTCTTTGAACCCTTGCCGCGCAACATTGCAATGGATCGAGCTTGAACAGCATTGTCCAGCCGATACTTTGCATTCACAAATTGCTTGCTGCCTGGGCCATATAGGTTGATGACAACAGGCTTTCCGTCAACAATCAAATCTTCGCCGCGAGGGGTTTGAACTGTCAATGCAGCCAAGTCAATAGTTTCAAATTGAGATAAATCAAATTCTTTAGCCATAATAATCTCCGTTAAAGGTTATCCTCCGTAAAAAAAGCGGGCGGGTGACGGAGGAACACCCTTGTCGGCTTGCGCCCTAGCCCTTAAACCAATTATACAGTTTCGAGATACTCAACGATACCAACACCGTTGTCGCTGGTGGTAATGGACAGAGTGACGGATGCCATACGCATGGTGTCAACGCCTCCAGTAGCCTTGGTCAGTGTCAGAACCTTAGCTTGGAAGAAGTCGATGTCGCCATTAGGATACTCAACTTCAAAGCTGTAGTCGCTGTCGCTATCCAGAGCTTGCTTCAGCAAGATCATGCCAGCATCATCACTGTCGTATGCAATCGAAAGCGTCTTGGAGCCTTCATTGAAGGAACCTTTATACTTGCGAGTGCCGCGAGTGTCGATAGGGTTAAAAGTAACTTCAGCATATTCACGACCGTGTTCGCCACCGTCCTCGATATTGCCGATGTTTGTGTAGGTCAGCACTTCGTAACCAGCAACGTCAAAGCTTGCTGGAGTGGTTGCACTGATGCCAATTGTGGTTCCTGCAACGGTTCCAATAGACATAATAAAACTCCTTTTAGTTAATCGCTATAAGCGATACGAAAATCAACAGTTGAATAGTTCGTTCCAGTTTCGTCGTCTCTAAAATCAGTTCCAACCAAATCAAGAATGACACTATCCGTTTGTACGCCGTTAAATGTCCCCTGCTGGTGATTGCAAGCAGCGACAACCAACGAAACAATATCTTTAACCTGCGGATATGAGTTTGCCGCAACGGTTACTTGAACTCTGCTTCTGCGGCGGCTTGATGTCAGGCCGATTGCAGTTTGTTCTACTGAAGATACTAACATATATGCAATCGCTGGCAAAGTTGTGCCAAGCGGAATTAGGCTAGGATAAATCCTTGCCTTCGGCACTTTTTTTAATAACTCTGTGTCTTTAGATAGCAAGTCATATATTACTTTTTCAGCCGACATCAATCAGTTCCTTCTGGCAATGGCACATTGATTCCTTCTTTTGTAAGACGCTCTCGTATCCTTTTGGATACAGCAGCGACAGCGGCTTCACCTTTTGAATCAAATGCAGGGCGCATAAATGGCCTTGCCGTAATGCCTGGGTGTCTAGGAATAAATTTTGTCTTTACCAGTCGACCGTCTCTTGCTCTAAACACAAGAAAGGGTTTGTTCTTTGGCACAATCGCATGTGCGGCAGAGCCAAACTCAATAAATGCTGAGTAAAATGCAGACTTGTCTTTATTAGCAGCGCCGCGCCTGCCGCCAGCTCTCGCATAGGCAAACACTGTGCCTTTTTGCGATCTTGAGGATGTTCTTATGGATGCTTTTAATGCGCCAGTTTTATGAACAGAAAGATTCTTTTTTGCTTCATCGGCAATCACACGCGCACCAGCACGAAGCGCAGCTCGCATTATGTTGCGCTCAAGTTTAAGTGGCAGGCTTTTCAAAAACTCTGCAAGCTCCTTACCGCCGACAATGTTTACATCTTTAGCCATTTTCTATTGAGTAATCCTGTGCAATAAATTCCATTGCTTCACGGCGACCAAGCTCGCCTGGCTTGCTTACAATCTCAAGGATGCGGTCATTGCGATCAAGGCAAACTATCCGCATGGTCGGATCAATCTTTTCATCGTATCGCACAATAATCTTGCAAGGGCGGTTGATTGAACGCAAATCTCCAAACGTATATTCGTGCATACGGTTTGTCGTTATATCAGTAATGCTCGCCCAACACTCTTTATAAGTTTGCCACGAAACAACTTCAGACCCATAGTCTGCATCTTTTGTGACAACTTTTTGTTCAAATCGGACATACCGATCCATTTTGCCTATTTGCATTTAGACACCAAGATTCAAGCGATACGGTTGAAGTAAATTATACACCCCTGTCGGCAATGAATTAAATGTCACTCTAGTTCCTCCGACCAAATCTTCTTGCCGGTTTTCATAGTAATTGCCAATCAGCAACAACATTGCTGCTTTAATTGGAAAAGGGAACGGATAAGTGTCTGGACTTTCTCCGTTGGTGTATCCAGCGATATATTCAATCGTAATAGGCTTGCCATTTGTTTGAGGCCATGATTGATTGGTCTCAAGGTAAATTGCGCTCTCAAAAGTATCTACATAGTAGACAGAAGGATTTAATGTCTGCTCATCTCCAGAAGTATCGTAATACTTGACTAAAGTGACACTTTGCAAAGGGCTTAGAGGCAATTTAATTGCTGTTGAATACATTGTATCGCCTGTTGGGAAATCATCTGTTGATACAAGCACCGTCTGTGTTGCCAATGCACGGCGAGTGTATTGCTCGCACCACTCCCTTGATACAGAGATCAATGTTTCAATATAACTATCATCAGGGTGAATTTCTGGCGATCCAAAAGTTTCCAAGCGAAGATGCTTCCGAGCTTCATCCAAAGATATTGGCTCTGATGTAATCTGAGATGTTATGCGGAAGTTCATGATAAGTCCTTATATTCTTTTATCGCAGCGAAAGGCGGCACTCGGTTTGCATACATGACGCGGGGGAAAGTTTTGTGAGATTTCCACCCCATATTGATAGTCATGTAGCGGTTAGTTTTCCAGATAGGAATTTGCACTTCCAGCTTGAAACTGGATGGGTACACCGCCAGCAAATACCAGAATTCGCCTGAATCCTCTATGCCGTGTTCGTATAGCTTCGAGTCAAATTCAAGTGGGCGGGAGAACAAGTTATACATAAACCCATACGCGTTATTTCGATACATCCACATCACTCGGCAGCAATATCGAATCCACCACGAATTATCGTAGTCCTGTTGCGTCGCTTCTCTTAGGAAGCGGAAGTGGCTCTTGAGGTTGAATGCACCATACCACCACTCGTCAACGGCATTATCGTGTGTCTGCCACCAGCGAAAGGTTCTAATAAGATATTCTCTGTCAAAGGTATAAGTTCCGTTGTTGAACGGCTCCCGCTTCACCCTGTCTGTTCGCAATTCGCGAATCACGAATAATGCCACTATCGGATTGGTCAGGTAGCAGAATATCTCTACCACTAAAGCTGGGATGAAGTAAAGCAACCAGATGCCGAGATTTTTCATCAGTTCCCCCAAGGCAAAGGTGGCGTAACTTCCGGTGGGCGCTTTTTCTTCTCGATTTCTTCGGCAAGTTTCAATTCGTATTCTTCGGCAGATGGTGACATAGGGTTGCTATTCTGATTCATCGTACCTTTTACCCAACCAATGACCTGTTCTTCTGTAAGCTGGTCGTAGGGGATATATTCGTGATTCGGGTCGAGCTTGAGCTTTACAGATCCATAATTACTCGCAGAATACTCGCCGTCTTTAGCAAGTAAGTGCCAATGGACAGTAAACACCACGTTCTCGAACCCCTCATATTCTGGGTAACACTTCATTCCAGCGACTGACCATTTATATTCGATTGTCATAATAGTTTCCTTATGTTGCTGGGCGTAATGCCATCGTTACCGAGTTGGTTGAGAATGTTGTTGCATCAGATTGTGAAAAGGTCCATGCGGCAGGGTCATACTCTCCACCAGTCCACAATATATTTCCCATGCCAATCGTTGCATCAACGTCATCATTTGCACCAGCAGTTAAGAAGTTGCTCAAGTAGGCCGCCCCAAAGGTATCTGTGCCGCCGTTGTGTGCCGTGCCTGCCGCTACAATAATCTGTGCGCCTGCCGTGACTGGAGTAATTGCTGGCGGGTTAGGGATGCCTGTGTTTGTTTGCGTTGCTGTTGTGCTTGTTACATCAAGCGGTGTCGTGGTATTGACGTTGCGCCATACCTGAATTGCTAAAGCATACGCATCTGCGGTTGAGCCTGTGCCGCCGGTAATCGTTGCAGATGTATCTGGTGTGCCGCCCATGAATTTTCGACCGACTTGCAAATTTGAATCGTATGTGTCATCTGCTCTTAAATCGACAATCTGGTCATACCCAGAGATGCGGTAGGATTTATCTGTAGTGCCAGAAAGCTCAACTGCTATTAGCACAAAATCACCAGACTGCGGCGCAGTATCAGTGCCACCTGTCAAACTTGTAAGCGATACTGATATGTTGGACGTTGTGCCTGCGCCTGACTGTGTTCTGCCGCCGACGTAAATCAGCTCAATTGGTGGAGCTTCTCCACTAAGCCCACCCAGCATT